GTATTTATCATACACAGAATATAGTTAAATACTTTTACTTGGGTCAAATAAAACTTTAAAACTTTATAAGTCAAGTTTCATAAGTTCTTTATCAACCGCATCTTTATCATCTTGAGGTATATAATCAAAATAATTACATAATATATTATATGCCTTTTGATATCTTTTATACTGATTAAAGTTTTTATCTACATTTGCTACTGCTTCTGCGTAGTCTTCTTCTAATTTCTCTAAATAAAGAAGTAGTTCGTCTAATTCTTTATCTACTCTTTTAAACTGCTCATAACCTTTACTCATTGTCTCTCCCATCTATTTTAATTACTTTCCATTTAGGTTCACTATGTTCGTCTAATTCGTGATTTTCGCCAGTATTCCTGTCGACGATTTCACTACTCCAACCTGCGCCATTTATGTATCTAGTTTCAATTCTATATCCTAGACTATGCAACATAGACGTAGCTCTAAGTATGTCTCTTTGCAATCTTATTGCTTTTTTTGCTCTATCTTTACCCATTTGTCCTCCTGGTTAAGTACATAGTATCCTAGATTGTTATTAACTCTTTCTAAGTCTGTTATTAGTCTTCTCATCTTCTCAGTGAATATAATATTATTCTCATTAAGATGACCTTCGTCTTTTATAGACCAAGTCTTTTCTATTTTTGTTTTTATCATTAGCACCTACCTCCGTCTAATATTCTATGATATTCATCTTTATTACCCATTGTCTCTTCTGATATCTTCTCTTCAAATTCAGAGTAAGTTACAACATCTTCAGAACAATCGCAATCTTCCATATAAACTTCTTCAATACCGCAATATCCACAGACCATCATATCGTCTGAGTCTATCATTTCTATAACACCTTCTTCGTGTTCAATCATATTTCCCTCACATTGTTCACATTCTTTAACATTAATACTTGGCTCGTCGCCTTCGTGTCTATTGCCACACTTACAAACAACTGTTGGTTCCCATAGACCTTTAGACGACTCGCCCTTTTCAACTGATATAAATCCAAGATAACTCATCTTTGGTCATTCATATAATCTCTTTGCTTATCATTCCAAGCGTCATAACGCATATCATTGTCAGTTTCAAACTCTTTGATAGCATTAGCAAACTCGTTGTAAGCAAAGTCTACGTCCCATACATCTAGCTCAGTCTCTTCATCGTGAGCGACTGGAATATATATTTTGATGAAAGCAGGGTCGCTTTTCTTACTTATAGTATCATTCATTTTATTTCCCATTGTTGTATTGCAGGTAGCGTCGCCAGACCAAAAGTTGTTTTGCAATAACCTCTTTAACTACCTGCAAGCTTAATATAATATTCATAATTTTTTCCAATCTATTAATAATTTTACTCAAAGTCAAGCACTTTATTGTCGCTTTCGTCGAGCTGTACTCGAGCGTTTAACGTCAGTTTTTTTAAAAAATCAAAGAAAAACAAGCGACACCCGACTAAAAATCGTCGGGTGTACTTGCTTTGTCGTTTATGCATACTGACTAATCATATCATAGTTGACGTCTCTATAATGAGTAGGCATTCCAAAGTCTTTGACTAATGGAAATGTCTGTTGGAATATATCTTTATATTCAAACATCATAGTTTTGTCATTGTACTCTATAACAGAAGTAATTCGTTGAAAGACATCATTATAGAATTCCCTTGCAACACTAGGCAACATAGCATTTTCTAGTTGTCTTTTTCTGTTCATAAAGTAATCCCTAGTTTCAGTCGGTATATCAAATACATCAAATATATTATCTACCGACATTACTGCTTGATTGTGTCGCATTCTGATATATTCAACCATAGGTTGCAACTGATATGCACTATCTTTTTTCTCTAATCCAATGTATCGTCTTAGCATCTCAGAATCTCTTCTATATTGACTTATGTCGCTAGACTTTCCAATATGCCTATCTTGTATTCCGTCAAATCCTATATAAACATCGCTGTATTTTTCAAGGATTCTATTGCACTTTGAGACAATACGAGGTTTTGCGACTAATGACTTATATAACGTCGTATCTCCAAACTGAAAAGGAGAACCATTGTAGGCAAGTTCTTCTGCAATGTCATGGCACTTGTCAATGACATTTGTCCAAAAGATTGTCCAATGTTTTATCTTGTCAGTTTGTAGTGTTCCGGAATGATATCTAAGCTCAACGCCCTGATTTGACTGAAAATGACAATGCCAATTCAATCCATGATATCGTTTGTCGTTATACTTTTCGTGTGTATAACCTCCATTGTCATAATAGAAATCTACGAAAGAATCTCTATCTGAGATATAATTAAAGTCATTGACACTTTGACTAACCGGACGACTCCAACGTTGATGTCCTGAACCATACCATCTTGACTTTGGTAGCCAAGTATATATATGAGGTTCCATCATTTTCGTAAAAAACGTCAAAACACTAGCATGTAGCCAATCGTAATCTTGGACGTCTACGTGCAAATGTAAGCCGGTTTTGACACTTGCATAAGCGCCCCAATCTGATTGTAGCGTCTCACACACTCTATCAACATCTTGAACTAATACGTCTCCACGTCTTGGATTCATAACTACTTCGCCTCCGTACGGATGCCTATGATTCGTCGTACTAGTATCACTTGTCATACGAAGTCTACCTAAACCATGCCACTCTTCAACGTCTGCATTTCTTGTTTTGCCAACTTGAACACGCAGATTATCTTGAATTTCCGAGAAACTATAATCATTGTCAAAGTTAGTTTCTATCTCAACTCCAATACTTCTTTTTGACTTAATCATAAAGTAAGTATCTTTTTCATATCTGTCGTACTCAGGATTGACAAAAGAAGTTCTTGTCTCAACATATTCACTAGACATAACTTCCCACTCAGGCGTTGAATAGCTGTGTTCTTCATAGCAAGATTCACAGACATAACCCTCAGTTCTCTCACACCAACTAGTATCGTCGGAGTGAATAGTATCGCCGCAACTCTCACAATCTGTGAAGTTCTCGTGATAACAATCTACACAATAAGAATCGCCATGTCCATACTCTGCGTCATCTATGTGAATCGTGTCATCACAATTATAACAACTTGTATAGTTATCGCTACAAGAATCGCATACTGCGTCATCTCTATCATTCGTACATTCAAAAGAATTTGACGGCGTTTCTTGTTCTCCACAATCTGCACAATGGCAAAGTGTTTCGTTCATCTCTTGTTCTACTGATTGTCTTGATTCAGGAGGCATTGTCTATCTCGCTTTCTTCTCTTATCCAAACATCGTCGCCCCACATTTTATCAAACATAGCTTCTTCTGACGATATTTCTCCGGTGTCAGGATTGACATGAAACCAAGTATCTTCCTTTTTCTCGTAAAACCACGAGTTCGGATGAGTACCCGTCATTTGCGCCAATTCAATTGCTTCTTGATTCTTCCATTCATCTTGCCAATCGTCAACATTATCATCAAACTCTAACTCTGTTTGATTTGGCGTAATTTGATTTGCCCAAGAATAAGTTATAGGCGTCGTTTTTGGATATGTGTTTAATTTCCATTGGTAGACCCTTGAAGTATAGTCAAACATAGATTTTTCTACATTCATTTTTACGTCATCAAATCTTGATACGTCAAAACTATACAATGTATTTTTGTTTAAACTATAAACGTCTACATTCTTAATGTCTGCATTAAACAAAGCGTCTTCAATAAAGGCACTCTCACTAGCATAAAACAATGTCTTATACTCAGGAAGGTACGCTATATATAATGGACGATTTGTTTCTCTACACAAATGCAATACCATTGGATTATTCTTTACAAACGACAATGCAAAGTCGCTATCAAAATCTTGAATTGCTTCTTGTATATTGTCTTTGTCATTTATTGCTTTGAAGATAAGTTGGCTGTCTACCGGACATTGTTTGTCTAGTTTGCCTTGCATTTCTTCAATATTGTAAACGCAACCATTATGGGCGCCGACGACATCGCCGACTCTAAATGGATGTGCGTTTGATTTGACTATTGCTCCTTCTGTCGCAAATCGTGTATGCCCGAGAAGAATATAACTTTCGTCTTTCAATGACTTGACTGACTGATTATACTCTTTCGTGTCTACGAATTTGCTAGACGGCAATAGTGATTTATATATCCTAGTGTTAGCGCCGACTCTTGCAATACCTGACGAATGAGCGCCTCTGCTCTCGCTATCTATTGCAATATCACGCAATACCTTTTTGACAACTTTTAATTGTCGGCTAGTATACGGCGTCGGCGACTTAGCTATTCCATAAATACCACACATAGTCTAATCTCCTATTTTCGTTAATATACCCTGTCTTGAACAGGCTAATTCTTTGCGACGAATAACAACCGGTACCGAAAGGATTAGTACCCAGACTTCACGACAATTTTGTCTGTATTGGTTATTACTCGTCGCTAACATTATCTACTACCTACCATTCTGACATATTTCATTGTTCTGTCTGAACGATTATGACTTGGTTGATATAAACCACAAAAGACGTTTACTTCGTGTCCATTGAAATTGTCATATCGGCGTCTCATAAACCATTTATTCGTATTGGTTCTAATATTGTTTCTAATTCTTTTTGTCATTTTTATAGTTTTTAGTCTACTATCTGTAAATCTCTTTCTATATTCTCTGACTAGTTCGTTATGTCTTTCTACGCCTTTGCCACTTAATCGTCCTAGACGATATAATTTTCTATAACAACGTATAACGAATTTGGCGTTTTCTTGTTCTTGATTAATCATTTAATAATTACCTTTCTATACTTTTTGACTAGCTTGTCTATATCGCTTTCTTTGAGTCTAGCTTCTTTATTTATTATATAACCTATAATGAACTTTTTGTCGTATTTTTTCATCTGTCGCTACTAACTAACCTGTCTGTTTACTCTACCCTGACGATATTGCTTTTTAAGAGTTTTAAGTGCGTCGGTAATTTCAGTACCACGCAAAGCAATGCGTCTGTCTCTTATCTCATAAGTGTCCATAAAGTTAGATTCTACACGTAAGAATGTATTGTCTTTATGATACTTTCTGGCATACATTTGTATAACGCCAAGAGTTTGTCCAAACGTTAAGTCTGAGTAAACGTCTGTGTGTCCGTTTTTGTTATATGTTTTAGGTACGTCAATTAAGTCAATCGTCAAGTCAATCTTGTTCTTCTTGCTATGAATGACATAAAATACTATACCATCGTTAGGTACCTCAACGTCAATCTCACGTGTCCACAATTGGTTGCAAGTCTGACATCTGTCGGTATGTTGTCTTTTTTCGGTTTTCATTTATCTTTTCCTTTCTGACAAACCCGCCAAAATCGTCGGGAATGTCGTTATTTTTAGATATACTTTCATGCCCTTAACTTAGCATTTTTGAGCCGATTTACCTACAAGTATTTTGACAGGAGCTAATTATTTTGTCGGGGGTATAGAGCTAGACTTGCAGAGTCTAGCTCTGACTTTGAGTCTGGCTAGGCTATATTGATAAAATCATTGAATTTGGCTATAAAACAACAGTTCTTTTTGTTTGGAATATTCCCCAAAATTCACTACCTTCTTTTATGGCAAGAAATACAATAGACAAAGGTATGGAGGCAAAGCTAATCGCAAAAGGCTTTTCTCCGGAGGAAATTAAAGCAATGGGCTTTAAAGTTTCCGAAGCCGGTACCACAGAAGGGCGTGTAGTTGCGAACGCGTCGGAGCTTTTGCGAATCGCAAATGAGAACCTTAAACAAGACAAGACAAATAAAGATTCTTTGGAAACTCGTAAAGATATGGAATTTTTATTAGGTCAGTTTGACAAGGAAGCCATTGAAAAAAGAGATGGAGAGATTAACCCAAGACTTGTGAATAAAATTATTGATAAATATTCTCACAAGTTCCAAGATAAGGCAGTTAAGAAAGTTGAAGGAGTAAAACATAACGTCTTAGTTCGCCCACGTTTAAACGCCAAGTTTGAGAATATGGATATTGAAATTCTTGAACCGGTTGAAGATTCTGAAAAATCAGAATAGAGAGGTAAATCATAAACGCCCCTCGGCTTAGGAAGTCGGGGGGACTCTAAGCCCGAATACTAGCTATTCGGGCTTTATTTTTTCAAGCGTCAAGTTTTCCCAGGGGGATAGAGCTGGACTGAGGGACGAGAGTCCAGCTCTAATCCTTTACAGGTTGGACACCTTGGTCGAGCTCCCGCGCGCGCCTACAGATAGTAGACAAAAAAAATACCCCAGGGCGTTAGCCCCAGGGTATCTCTTGTTATTTGGTTTCATTCCAACCAGACAGTTTCCATTCAATATCATCAAGTCTTTTCTTCAAACTTGTACAACATTGTTTTTTGCCATCATTTTGACCTTGATTGTATGATACAACCTTATTGTATTCTACTGTCATTGCGATAGCCCATAATGTAATGAACACCGCATATATTACTAATAAACCCATTATATTTCCTTTCATTGTGGCAGGGGCATCATAGCCCCCGCCGTTATTATTAAGAGTTAAAATACCTCTTCTTCTGTACCCATGGCCTCATGAATCTCTTCTTTTTCTGCATCGCTAAAACCACATGCGTATAAGAATCTATTCATATCGAAGCGTGGGTTGATTTCCTGGAAGACCGGAATCAATAAAGCAGCCATCGCCGGCGCAGTGCAAATCATACGCAGTGGCTTCTGTCTGCCAATGCCACGTTCACCCTCTTCAGTGAAGGGAGTGAAGCAGTGAGCGATTGACTCGAAGTCTTTCTTCGTCATACTCATAACATATCCTTTCTTATGTTGTTACCAATTGTCAAATACAGTAGTAACTTATAATAAAAAAACAAAAGATGCAAGTAAAAAAAGAAAAAAAATAAAAAAATATATAAAAAAATATAAAAAGATGCGCACTGTGCGCACTGTTAGCACATCAATTATACATAATTAACCAAAATCCGAATTTTCAACGTAATTTATAAAATCCAATTACAAAAAAGACCCGACCCGGATATGGAAAACAAAAGGCACACACAAAATCCTGCGATTTTTTCAACAAAGTTGGAATTTTCGGGGTAAAACTGGTGAGGTGGTAAAAAACGACGACTAGAAAAATTTTGGAAAAAAATTTTGCGATTGGACCCTCTCTAGAACACCGAGTATTATGTAGGAAATAGATTTAATACTCTTTATATCATCAGAGCAACGAGCATTAGTGTTTTTTTTCGTCCTTCGGACTGTTAAAGTTACCCTGTTTGTCTTACTTGAGTCAAGTTATTTTGTATTTATATCGATTATTAGAGCATTGGGAGCTAGAACATTGAGACGTCGTGCGATTTTTTTAAAAAATATTTGACTTGTGTAGGAATATTTACTTAATTTGCATACACAATTAACGATATGGGAGTATTATGAGTAGAAAAACAGTAAAAAAAGCACTAGAAATAAATATTGGTGGGCATGACTATAAAATAATAGAATTACCACTACAACATGAAGATGAAAGCAAAGAATTGTATGGTAGACATATGGTAAAAGAAAATATCATACTAATTAATGAAGATATTCACAAATCTAGAAAAGAAGAAACATTAATACATGAAATATTACATGCTATATTCTTCAATTATGGGCTAAATCACGATGAAAGAGTGATAGATGCTATATCTAACGGATTATTTCAACTAGGAGTAGGAGACTATTTATGGAAGACCTCAAAAAAGCAATCTTAAAAGCAAAAGAACAAGGAAATACGCCATTGGTGCAACGATTACAGCAAGAATTAGATGAATTAGAAAAAATACGTCAAAACCTTAACTGGGATATGTTAATACGTGAATTAGAAGACGTAGAAGACAAGGAGGATTTTCCAAAAGATGCCGAAAAAAAATAATGCAATAGACTTCATAAAAGAAGTATACCCGCAAACTGAACAAGAATTTCAAATTCTTTTAAATAAAATGTATAGAACATTCTGTGAAAAGCAATTTGATTATGGTCCTGGCAATATAGCGTTAGGTACCATGTTAAAAAACGAAAAAGAAGTCAATCAGTCCTTATTTGGTATAATTGTAAGGATGAATGATAAGATAAACAGACTAATCAATTTGTCAACAAATCACAATATGAAAGCAAAGAATGAACCAATAGACGATGCTTTTGTAGATATTGCAGTATATGCAGTGATGGCAATGATAGTCAAACAAAACAAATGGGGTAAATAATGCCTGGAGTAAAATGGACAGAAGATGAAATCAGAATCTTAGACCAGTATGAACGTACTGCTAAGTCTGCATTTGTTCTGTATCAAGAAATACGTATTGCTGGATATAATAGAACATATAAAGCAGTATCTCGTAAAATAGAATCCTTAGGATTAAGAAAGCCTACCAGATATACAACTGGACATGAAATGACTATCGGATACCTAGATATTGAATCTACTGGATTTAGTGCTAATATCGATGTTATGTTGTCTTGGTGTATTAAAGGTAGAGGTGACAAGAATGTTGCTGGAGCTAAAATTACAAAAGAAGAGTTGATGTCTGAAAAGCAAGATGCTCGAATTGTAGAGCTTTTAGTAGAAGAAATGAACAAATATGATGTAATATTTACATATTATGGTACTCGTTTTGATATTCCTTTTATTAGAACACGTGCACTATATCATAAAACATTCTTCCCACTATACAAGCAAAAGTCACACAAAGACCTATATTATGTAGTAAAATCTAAATTAAAGCTACATCGCTCATCATTACAAGCAGCTACAGAGTTTTTTGGTATTGCTGGTAAAACAAGAGTAAAACCAGAAATGTGGCAAAAAGCTAGATGGGGCGATGAAAAAGCAATGAAATACGTTTACGACCATAATGTAGCAGATGTAGTGATATTAGAAAAACTACATCGTAAGTTAGAAGAATATGCACCACCAATGGTAAGACCATTATAATTAGGAGGAAACATGGCTAAGAAAAAAGAAGAAAAGCTAAAAATGATGAGTGGAGATAAAGAATTAGAATTTTATTATTCTGACTTATCTAAAGAAGCTCAAGCTCAGTTCAATCGTGCTAACGAGCTTGCTGGTCAATTAATAAAATTAGAACAGCAGTCTAATGAGTTACGATTCCTTGCAAACAACTATGCTAGGTTTGTTATTGACGAACTTGAAAAAGATGTTGACGACAAAGAAGAGAAATAGTTAAATTATGAAAGAACGTATTGTAAAAGGTGTAACGCACTATCTTTTTGAAAGTATTGAAGAGTTTAGAGATAAGTATGTTACTTTACCTCTTGTAAGAGACTGGAGACATTCTAATAAAGAAGATTGGGTATTGACTGACGATGGTCAAGTATGTCAAGTGTTACACCTAGGCGTTCTGAAGAAAGAAGACAGAAAAAAAGAAACTACATTCATAAGAACCATAATGGGTTCATTTGTTTGTAGTCCAAGTGTTGTAATGAAAGGAGACATGAAAACAAACATGTACACTTTTTCTACAGCAGGAGAATCTCCATCTGTCAGAAAGAAAAACAGAAAACATACTACAGATAAAGAATTTTTGTTTGGAAAGTATGTTGCTAAAGGAGATGATGTGGTTGAAGCATATATGAAAGCATTTCCTAGTAAAAATGAGAATTATGCAAAATCACAAGCAAAGTTACTATTAAAAACCGATAGGGTAAAAAAATTGATTAGAGAAGAAATAGACAAACACTTGAATGATGCTGAGATTACTCCTCAATATCTATTAGAAGAAATGAGAAACATTATAGATAAAGGAGGTTCTTCAGATAGAGACAAGATAACAGCTATAACAACATTAATGAAAATATCTGGAATGATGGATACAGAAAAGACTACAGAGTCTTTAACATTGTTCCAAGGATTTACACAGGAGCAACTAAATGCAATTCAAGGGTCCCAACACAAAAAATTGGCGGAAGTTAAAAAAGATAACGAAAAATAAACGTTGTCATATATGTCACTATAGATTAAGCAAAACAGGAGTATTTCTTTATAGCAGAGAAAGAAGAGATACTACTCATGTCAAATGTTTTAATTGTTTAACAGTATATAATACATCTTTTGGTATTACAGATGTAGGTATACCTAGAGAGGTAGGTCATTCATGAGATTAGCAGTATACGGAACATTAAGAACAGGTTTTGAAGAAACTGGAAAGATTGAAGGATTTAGTCTTGTATTTCCTGGAACTAAGTCTTTTCCAGCTTTAATTAAAAACGAAAAAGGGAAAGGTGCAGTAGTAGAAGTTATGGATGTTACTGATGAAGAGTTAAATATGTATGATATGTATGAATCTACAAAAGATGGTTTATATATAAGAACAACAGCTAACATAATACTTGATGAAACAAATGAAAAAGAAAAATGTTGGGTTTATGTTGCTGGACCTTTACTTTGGCAAAGCTCTAGTATGTTTACAGAAGTTCCTGATGGTGATTGGCTTTCACCTAAAACTATAGTTATGATGGATAGAGTTTATGAAAAAAGATACGAAGAAGCCAGAACAGTTTAATATTATACCACCAGACCTATCTCAAAAAGAAAAAGCTTTGGAGTTGGCAAGAAAGGATATTGTGACTTTTGGTCAAATGTTTCTACCAGAAGATTTTATGAAGTCAACTCCTGCTCCTTATCAATATGAGCTAAGTAATATTCTTTTAGGTCAGGAAAAAAGAGTTTGTCTTATACTTCCCAGAGGTCACGCAAAATCAACTTTAGCTAAAACAGCTTTACTTCATCAGTTGTACTTTGCTCCTCCAGAAAAGAAACAATTTATAGCTTGGGTATCGGAAGAACAATCTCAAGCTATTGACCATATTAAATACATACAAAATCATATAGATATAAATCCAGCACTTCAATATTACTTTGGAGACTTAAAAGGTAGCAAGTGGACAGAAAAAGAATTTACTACTGCAAGAGGAGATAGGATTATTGCAAAGGGTACATCACAACGTTTGCGTGGTCGTTCTCAGTTAGGATTAAGATATACAAATATTATTCTTGATGACTTTGAATCAGAATTAAATACGAAAACACCAGAAAGAAGAAGAGAGATTAAAGAATGGGTAATGTCAACAGTAGAACCCGCTTTGGAAAACTCCAAAGAAAACGAAGGGTCAATATGGCTTATTGGTACGATAGTCCACTACGATTCATTCCTACAAGGAGTGTACGATGGATATCTGCAAGCAAACAAAGAGAACAGAAAGTCAGCTTGGAAAGTACTATACAAAAAAGCAATTGTAGATGATGTTCCTTTGTGGCCTAGTTATTTTACTAGAGAAAAACTAGCAGACATAAAAAGAAGATTTACTGAAATGGGTCTTGTTCATAAGTTTGCACAAGAGTATCTAAACGAGGCAAGAGACATAGAAAGTGCTAAGTTTCATATAGATAGACTTAATTATTACAGAGGAAATCTTGTAGAAAGAAATGGTTTTAACTATATGATGGTAGATGAATCTGCTATACCTGTAAATGTATATATAGGAGTTGACTTGGCTTACGAAGCAAATGCAAGAAGCGACTACCAGGTAATTATGGTTATTGCTATTGATAGCGATAGAAATGTATATATTGTTGATTACTACAGAGAACATTCTCCATTATATGATATGCCTAAGACTATTGTTGATATGGCAAAAAAGTACCACCCTGTTAGAAGAGTTAATGTTGAAAAGGTTGGTGCTCAAGGATTAGTAAAAGATTATGTAAATCAACTTGTTGGTAAAGATAGAAAATTAGCACCAGGTTTATCACAAGGAGTTAGACCTCCAGCTGGTATCAAAAAAGAAGATAGGTTAGAAGCATTGCTTTGTCCTATTGTTAATCGAAGAAAGATGTTCATCAAGAAAGAACACGCAAATCTAGTAGATGAAATGTTTGAGTTTCCAAAAGGTAGAAATGATGACCTTCTTGACGGACTTTGGTATGCTGTCACTACAGCAAAACCTCCCAAAAGTTCTGCAATAGACGCAGATAAACTAGAAGACAAAATAAGTAAAATAGAAGAAAGTAGAGCAAAAAAAGTCATAAACTGGGTTACTGGTCAAAAAATATAATTTTTTTCTTGACTTCAATAAACAAAAATCATTATTTTTAGACTAAAAACTAAATTGGGAGTTTATGGCTAATTACGACGAAAATAAATCTAAGCCTCAGATTACAAAAGAATTGTTTAGACGTTGGAGAGACGCAAGAGAACAATGGGACGCTGAAGCAAGAAATGCAGTAGACTTTACTCTAGGAAATCATTATAGTAACGACGAATCAGATGCACTACAAGCTGTAGGGCAAGCTGATTTTGTTATAGATAGAGTATATGCTGCTGTTGATAAATTAAAATCATTGCTTACAGCAAGACCAGCAAAATTTTCTGTTATTGCAAGAGAAGATTCAGATAACAAACTATCAAATGTTTGGAGAACAATACTTGAATATGTATGGGACATTTCAAATGGAGACAGTACATTTAAGCAAGTTGTTCACGATTATGCTGTTACTGGACTGGGATATATGTATGTATATGTAGACCCTGAAGCAGATTATGGTAGAGGTGAAGTTAAGTATACGCACGTAGACCCTTTTAGAGTATATGTAGACCCAGCATCAAGAGATAGATTTTTTAATGATGCGTCAGGAATTATATTGTCTACGTTTTTAACCAGGCAGCAAGTTTTAGATTTATATCCTCAATTGCAAGAGTTTATTGATGATATAGAAGTTGGTGTTAATTCTTTGTATGGAGAAGACTATCCAACATCTAATTTAAAAAACAGCAATAATGTTTTAACTCCTGCTGAAGCAAAAGATTTAGATTATAATGTAAATCAAAAATATCAAATACTTGATAGATTTTACAAAGTAAAAGTTCCATTCTATAGACTTTTTAACACAATAGATGGTAGCGAAAAAATAATAGATGTAGAAATGTATGCTACTATTGTTGAACAAGAAGAAACTATGAAAGCTATCGAAATGGGTGCTTTAGAAATAGAAGAAATTTTACAAACAAGAATTGCTCAATGCAGTAGCATTGGAGATACTTTACTTTATGAGCGTATTCTTAACACTGATATATATCCGATTGTTCCATTTACGAACATTTGGACTAATACTCCCTATCCAAAATCAGATGTGAACAAGGTTAAAGATTCACAAAGACTTTTAAATAAGTTATTTTCTCTAACCTTGTCACACGCTCAATCTGCTGCTGGTTTAAAACTTTTAATTCCAGAAGGTAGTGTTGATAGTGTTAGTCAGTTAGAAAAAGATTGGGCAAATCCAAATGCGGTTATTGAATATAATCCAGAGTTTGGTGAGCCACATTACCCTCAACCAGCTCCACTTACTAGCGAGTTTTATTATTTAATTGACAGGGTAGAAAAATATATAGATTTAAATTTTGGTATACCTGAACTTTTACAAGGGTTTAAAGACCAAGCACCAGAATCTGTTAGAGGTACTATGCTTTTATCAGAAATGGGAGAATCAAGAGGTAAATCAAAATTAAGAGATATTGAAGCAAGTTTATCTATGGTTGGTCAGGTTGTCTATAATCTGTCTAAAGACCATTATACATTTGCAAAAACATTTAGAATTGTACAACCAAATAATGATATTACTGAATTTTCAGTAAACATGAGAATGTACGATGATAAATCGAATGAATTGTTGACGTTGAAAAATGATATTCAACTTGGTCAGCATGATATTCGAATTATATCAGGTTCAACTTTGCCTAGCAACAAGGTATCTGAATACAACATGTATCTTGATGCGTATAAACTTGGACTGGTAGATGATGTCGAGGTTTTAAAGAAAACTGAAATCTTTGACAAAGAAGGTGTCCTTCAAAGAAAAGGCCGTATGGCTCAAATGCAACAATATATCACACAACTTGAAAATCAAGTAAAGAAACTAAGTGGCGATTTACAAACATCTGAACGTGAGATGGTATCATCTAGAAAACGTACAGAAGTTGAGAAGTTTAAATCTAGGTTAAATGAGATTGCTTCTGCTACTAAAGTAAAAGAAAAAGAAAGTGCAATGAGGTTAGGCAATTTGATTAGTCAATCGGAAAAAAATTTGGAGGAAGAACAAAATAACGAGCCTGGTTCAGAGTCTTAGGACTAAATCAGGGTTAGGAGAAAAAAAATATGGCACAAGAACAAGAACAACAACAGGTTGAACAACAAGACCCAATTGTCGAATCTGCAGTGGAACCATCAGTTTCATTACAAGAAGAGACCGTAGAAGAAGGTGTAGAAGCATCTGAATCTGTAGACTGGGAAACAGAAGCTAAAAAGTTTCAATCAATGTACGACAAAAAGGTTGCAGAACACGAAAACTTAAAGCAAGATAGTAGTGATTTACTTCAGTTAAGACAAGTCTTATCTGAAAAACCAGAATTAGTCAAAGTGATTGAGAAAAGCCTTGCTGGAGAATCAGTTGAGGACAAAGTTACGGAAGCAAGTACAACCCCAGATAACTTTGACCCTTGGGACGCCTACTACAAGCCTGACTCAGAATCTTACAAATTTAGAGTAAGTCAAGAGAAAAAGCTTGTACATGAAACAGTAGATAATGAACTAGCTAAACTACAAAATCAGATGGCGATGAATAATTTAAAAACAGAATTGGTAAGTAAGCACAACTTAGGTGCAGATGATGCTGAAAAGTTCTTACAATTTGCTACAACACCAAAAGCTAATCTTCCTATTGAAACACTTATTAAAGTGTGGAAAGAGAATGAAGGCAAGGGTGTAAAACAAAATGAAAACTTGGAAGCAGTCAAAAAAACAAAATCAATTCCTAAACCAGCTGGTGTACTTCAGGGTGGCGAACAGCCACAAAAGTCTGAAGCAGACCAAGTATGGGACAGAGTTATGAATGCTGGAAGAATCGGTAGAATAGCTAAAAACTAACTTAGGAGTGAAATAAAATGGCTTTTAATCAAGGACAATTAAAGGCATCACAAATAACCGCAGCTGCTACTAGCGCAGATTACGGACAGGCTCCAGACCAAAGAAAGCTGTATGATTTCTCTGATAGAGTTGCAGAACTTATGCCAGAGGAGTCACCTTTTTTCGTCTATCTAAG